ATACGATTATCAAATCGGTTAGTCTGTCCGTTTCTGTTAAAAGCATCGATAGATTGTAAAATTTTAGTGCCTAGTTGACTACCAGATAGATTGGTAGCATTTCCATTATAATAAACATAAACTTTTGGAATAATGTAGAAACTGGTTGGGTCAATTACCTCAGGTTGGATAGATGCAACCGCAAACTTCTTTAAATCTTTTTCAATTTTTACTTTTGTCGCTGCATTCAGTTTATTTCCTGTTTTTGGTCTAATTGCAACGTATACCTTACCATATACAGGAGGGTCTAGTTTCTCGCCACCGTAGGCGGTCACAGACGCTGCCTGTGGGTATATCTCAGTAACGATGTGCTCGTAGTCAGACTCAGTTACAGCACGGTTTTGTGTCGAGTATGACCTAGGTGCTCTAAACTTAATACTCAATGATGTCTCAGCGTCTTCACCTTGCTGAGCCTTCTCCATAGTCGTTGTCTTAATCGCCTGTGGAGGTATCACACGACCATCGGAGTCAGTTATCTGTCCAATGAATGCAAACTTGTCTGCACCGTTTGCTTCGACACCAAAAGTGGTGACATAATTCATAGTGATGTATTCACCATCAACTAATTTCCTACCAATGACACCATCACCGAAGATTGCCTTATATCTTTGGTCGTCAGTCTCTTCAAGATAGTAAACACGAGAGTTTTCATCAAGAGAAGTAACATTTCCTGCTAGATTATAAGTATCCTTCTCTTCAGACTGTGCATTAGGTGAAATATCAATACTTAATAATTCAGTATCTACATTTTCTGCAGGAATTATGTATTCCTGATTCTTAGTGTAGTCAACTGTGTAATTATATGTTAATAAGTTACCTTGATATATGATAACGTTAGAGAAATCTGCTATACCTGTGCCTGTATCTACTGGCACTTGAATATCTCTAGTTAATGTGAAGGTAAACGTATCAAGTGCGTTGTCTGCTACAAATACATCTCCTTTATGCAACACACAAAACTCAGGGAAGGTAATTCCATTCAAAGCAGTTGTAGTTTGCACCTTAATGTGCACACATGCCTTAGGAGCTTTGATTGAGCGTGGCGTATAGTTTAATTGTTTTGCAATTCTTACAACGTTATCTCTAACAGTTGCAGATTCTAAAAACGCCTCATTCAATGACATGTTTGCATTGAATGCTGTGTAATATGTGTTATAGGCTAGAATGTCAATAAGATATGAGGCAGCACTACCTTCAAAATCGTAATCAGTAAACTCTTTCCTAGTCCTTAGGTAAGACCTGATTGATTCTTTTATCTCAAAGAAGTCTAGAGAAGTTAATTGTGACGGTATAGCAGGCATTTTACGTCTTCTCTAATAAGAATTCTACATTTTGGACTAACTCTTGTCCAACGATTACATAGTCCATTGATATTTCAATAGCATTATTATCTGATGCATCATCTACTTTGACCTCTGTCACTTCAATACGAGGCTCAAGTCTTTCCATAACGTTAAAAATCTCTGTACGGATAGCATCCGCAGCAAAGACATCCCACTGCTCAAATAAAAGTCCTTTGACTCTAGACCCAATCTCAGGTTGGAAGGGTCTTTCACCAAAGGTAGTCAATAAAAGATTTCGCACTGACTGAGAGATTGCTCTCTCATTTTTCACAGCACCAAAATCTTTAGTAGAAGGGTTTTCATTGAATGAGACTGCTAAGTCCTTGAAACCTCTACTGACATATTTTTCTGCTCTGAATCTGTAGCTCGGCATTTACAACCTTTTGTGGAATATTTATCGCTTGGGTAGTCGGTGATTAACCTTTTACCCTCAGCAACAAACCACTCTGCTCGGTCTACTTTGACCACCATAATTCTCCAATTTTGTTGCTACTATCTATTTAGCGGGTTTTCCGAATTTTTTTCTTCGTCTGTCTTATACATCCATTCATCAGAATGACCCACTGACCACTTATCAGATGTTTCTACTCTATAGTTTTGACTACAAACATTAAAATCAGGCATCTTAGTCTTCTCTGGAATCAAACTCATGTCTTTCCAGATGATTCTATTGTTAGGTTGAGCAGCAAATTGACCATTATCAAGTTGTATGATGTTAAATGACTTGTGTTCTGGGTCATATTCACTAAAATTAGTGTCTAGAGTAGAATTTTCACTATGACATGAGTCAATAGTAAACAAATATTCACCCGCATGCATCTTTTTGTCCTTTCCAAAGAAGGAGCAACGACCTAAAAGAGGTTTTTCGATGACTGTGATGTTGTAATCGAAGCAATCCCACAGTTGAAGGGTGTCTAAAGGCAATAAATCGCCATAATCGGTCTTCCAGACGAATGCACTTAGTGGTAATTTATCAAAAAGTGCTCCATACTCGGTTAAAAGCGTCTCAAAATACAAAGCTTTCGCTTCTACGCTCTTAACAGATATCCAAATGCCAGGAGTAAGGTCTCCATGACCCTTTTTTAGGTCATAGAGATACTCCTTTCTCACAAAAACCTCTCTTGGAGGTAAATTATGGACTAAAAAACTCAACGTCCTTGCCCACGATATCTTTTTTTCGCTTTATTTCTACTTGTCGCTGAATATTTTGTGTGTTGACCTCGTCCTTGACGAGTTTTTTTCGGTATTGACTCAACATAGTAAGATGAGCCCATCATTCCAGTTTTCTTTGCCATAAAAAAGAGTTAATAATTAAGATGCTAACACAGTTGGGTGTCCAAATGCAATAACTGAGAAGCAAGGTAAGGAGAAACCAGGTACTCCGACACCTAGTGGGTCTAGTATACGTGCTAATGGACGTTTGTGAGCGAAGACTGTAAGCGTTGTTGCGTTACAGACTCGGATATGACCAATTCCACCATTGTCTTCTATGGTTAATAGTCCACAAGGGATTGGAGTTGGTATAGGACATACCCCTTTACCGCAAGGACACATATAGATTATTATATTTGTGCATACGGCTATGTGTGGTGTGAATATATCACCAAATACCATAACAGGAATCCTGTTTACCAACACCATTGCGCGGTCTGGCGTAATGGGGAAGATAGGTATTAGCGGTTGAGGTGGCCACCAACACGTCTTATTCTTAATTATAATAGGATAAGGTATTGGGGGACTACCGCAAGCCTGCACTGAGTGCACAGTAGAGGGTAAACAGAGACCGTGACCACTATCAGGCAGTCCGTTTAGAGAAGTAACTGGTTTTAAAAATCCAAATGCCACTAATCAAAATCTCCGTGTATGCTATTTCCTACATTGTAAGGTCTTCCTTGCGGGACTTCCTGACTACACTCATCAAAGAAGGGGTTACCATTGTTATTTAACGCTCTTCCCAATGCGGTAGTGCTACCAGTCAAGTAATTCCTTACAGTCATATTACCATCATACGGTCCTAAACGCATATTATTGTTTTCATCTACACGCTGAGGGTTGACCGCAACTGATACATCATTCACGAATGTCAATCCAACACCTTGACCACTGAAGTTACCGCTAGTGCAACTTGTGCACCATGGGTTACTGCGACCAAACGCAGTTATCTCCCACCATCTCTGCCCAGTGATTCCGTTTCCGTTTGCGTCATATCCAGAATACACAGTTAACGGTCCTGTAGTGTTACCGCTTCCGCGTGTATAGGTGTCCCAACACTCCGCGCCAGGATATGAGCCGCAGTTTACATTCAGTGCGTTATACGATATGTTACCACCGCTTCCTATATTGTTAGTTGAGGAAGAAGTTGTGCCTGTTACGTTACTACCCATCCACAACTGTAGCTGTCCTACCTCACTGAATCCTCCTGCGGAGTTATAGTCATACGTATTTTCATCTCCTCCTATAGGAATGAAGATAATATCCGCAGAGTTAGCAGGGTTACGATAGCATCTTCCTTCTACAGTGCCATCATTACAATTCCATACCTTAGCATTTCCGCTTGCATTACTCTTAGGCACTTTCCTTCTTGGCATAAGAATGGGTTTAG